AATGCCCGAGTTCGTGATGTTGAGGTCTGCCGCTGTCAGGACTTCGCCTGCCGTATAAACGGGGACTGTAGTAACTGCGTTTGCTCCCATACCAGTACCTTACCCGAGCACGTTGTCGGAGTCGGTGATTCCGTAAATTAGATCGTCCAGTACTAATTCAAAAACGAGCGTGGTGGGGCTTGTGAAGAGCGTGATTCGATGCCCAGACGATACGTCGATCTGATGTTGAATACCTTCTACGGCTAACTCTTGGGCTAGTTGAGTGGTGGTTAAGCCGGTCGCGAAGGACTTCTCTACCGTGATCGTGTTGCCGATCTCGATGACGGCCACGATGTCGCGCTGGGCGTCTGTAAGCGTGGAGAACGGCGTGGATACCGATGTGTAGCGCGGTGTGGGTTCGGCTACAAGTAGGTAGGTGGCGAGGTCTTGGGCGGCCGTGCTGTTGTTTAATAGGCAGTCGGAGATTGATGTGGTCTGAATGAAGTAGGTGGCTTGGGAGGCTAGGTCTTCGGCGACTTCTGGGCTGCCGCTAGGCAGGCTGACCGATGCGCGGTTGACGACTTGGTTTGCCTCAAATGAGATCCCGACTTGATCGAAGGGTATTTGGGTTCCGTCGTCGTGGAAGTCTGCTACCGATGCGGAGAGTGTTGTTCCGATGCGGTCTTGGAATGTGAAGGTTCCGTCTCGCGCGACGAAGATTCTGCCTTGGACTGCTTCGTTGATCTTGGCCATATACGCGGCCACGGATGTTCCGTTGGGGACTGTGTAGACGCCTGTGCCGCCGAGGGTGAGCGTAGAAGCTTCTATGTTGCGTTCACCCGGCAACTGGAATGCGTTGACTTCTGGTAAGTCTAGGACGGCTTCTACGCGCACGTTTGCGAGTTCTTCGGAGACGTTGAATGTGTCCATGTAGGTCTGGGAGAGGACATAGAAGCGGTCGGCGCATGCGACGTTGACTTCATCTAGGCCGCCAAGGTTGAAGTCGTAGGTGTAGTCGATGATGTAACCGTTGAAGAGTTCTTCGCCTTCGCGCGTAAGGATGACGTTCCGCATTGGGGCTAGTCCGGGTTGACCGTTTGCGGTGTCAAAGAATGGGCTGTCTTGGTTAAACGGGTTAAAGACTCCGCCTGCGTAGCCGTCTAGGAGATTGAAGTTCATTGAGCCGGCTGTAAATTGGTCGCCGATGTCGCGGCGTCCGCGTGTGACGGTGATGTTTGTGGAGCCCTCGATCACGGATGCATACTGCGTCGTTCCGTTTAAGACGTATTCGGTGTTATTGAGGACGCCTTTGTCGGTGTCGTCTAGCACAAATGCGTTGACTAAGAAGCCTGTGTCAATGAGGAGATCGTAGGATCCTGATTCAACGATTGACGTAGCCATTACGCGACTTGTATTTGTGCTGGGCCGTCTACACGGTTCATGGCTTTAATGGCGTTGACGACTGCGCGGCCAATGTCTGCCGATGTAGAGATGCCGCCTGTGACGTTGACGGTGATGTTCTGTCCGCTTTGGTTGCGCATGCGATCTAACGGGATGACGGCTTCTGGGCCGCGCTCGCCAATGAGAGCCAAGGTTGGCCCTGTCACGATTCCGCCTGCGGCCATTGCTGGGATGCCGCCTTCTCGACCAAAGCCTGATCCTACTGAGGCTTGTACTTCTCCAATACGTCCGAGAGAGATGTGTTCAATGGTGCCAACGTTGTCAACGAATGGGATGGCGTTGTATGCCCTGATGAGCGCGTTAATTGCTCTGATCCATGCGTTAGCCAAAGTCTCGAAGCCGCCAATAATAAAGTTGATGACGCTATTAACAATGTTGCGAAAACCTTCAAACTTCTTGTAAGCGATCGCTATTCCGACAACTAGAACGGCTATGCCCGCTGCGATAAGTGAGAACGGGTTTAACGCCATCGCAAAGTTGACGGCCATGATTGCCGTGGCGATAGCGCCGATCGTGCCGGCAATGGCTAAGAAGGCGCCCGGGTTGTCCTGCGCCCAGTCCGCAAACTTTTGAACGATTGGAAGCACGGCTTCTACGGCTGGGAGTAGTGCGGCGCCGATTGACTCTTTGGTTTCGTCAATTGAGTTGCCAAGGATCTTCATGCGGCCTGCGGCGGTTTCTGCGGCGGCGGCCGTGGCTCCTCCAAAGGTTCCGCCAAGGACATTCATGACGTCGTCAAGCGTTGCTCCGTCTTTGATCATTGCTTTGATCTCTGGGGAGAGTTGTCCGAGCGCCTTAAAGTTGCCGCCGTACGCTTTAGCAAGTGCATCGGAGACGGTGGCTAGGTCACGCCCTGAGCCTTGTGCAATGTCTTGAGCCAGCGCAAGCGTTTTGTTTGCTTCGGTAATGTCTTTGGTTCCGACAAGTAAGGCTTGGAAGGCTGGACGAAGTTCGCTGTCTGCTGTGCCGGATGCTCTCGACATGGCGGCGATGACGTCTTCTTGTGCGGCAACTTGTTCTTTAGATGCGCCTGTAACGTTGCCCATGACAAGCGCAAGGTTGGCTTGCTCGGCTGCGTCTTCCATTGCCGCTTTGGTTGCGCCTGCAAGGGCTACGCCTAAGCCGGCCATCGCTGCGGCCGCTGGGATCGCGGCCTTCTTAATAGCAAAGTTTGCTTTCGCTCCAAAGCCTTCTAGTTGCTTAAATTGGGCGATCGCCTTCTTAGCGCCTTTGGGATCGTATTCGGAGATGATTGGAAGAATGACGGCCATGGGTTTACCTTGCGCTTAGATCGCGGCTCAAAGCTTCTCCGACGCGGTCAACGATTCGCGCCATTTCTACTTCAAGATCGCTCTTATTTGCTTCGTACTGTTTCCACACTACTCGCGACGGGTCGCCATATTTGGCTGTTAGTGCGGCGCCCATTTGATTACTTTTGGAGAAGTCGAAGAACGCGGCGGCGGCGCCGAGCCATTTAACGGCAAAGGTCGAGAGGTTTACTTTGCCACCGAATACTTCTTTGGGCGCTTTGGTGTTGATGTATGCCTTGACGGAATGGTCGGTTGGCCATGGGAAGACTTCGTATTGGCCACGTAGATTCCATTGGCGTTGCCAGCCTGAGAGGGGATAGTTCAACGGGATGGCCGACTGGATGTCTGAGACAAGCCCAGACGTTACGCGCTTGTAGTCCTTGGTGATGTCGCGCCGAAGTGCTTTATCGATCTTGTTGAGATCCTTGAGCGCTTGACCTAGGCCGAATACTTCTATCCGTGCTTCAATGCCGCCGGCTGAGTCTCTCATTTGTGTCCTTTTTTGTTTTGGTCATTAAGGACTCTAATGATTGTTTGTAGGTCGCGTGAGTCAAACGAATCCGCATAGAACGTCGGAGCCCATCCCGTCGCGACTACCAGTTCGGCTAGTTGCCGGCGGTAGCCGCGTCCGTAGGGTTTGGATCGGTTGCGTCCTCCGCTGCGATCTCGACGTCTGGGTTTTGTTTAAGCCATTCGCGCCAAGTTGCTGGAAGCTTCTCGCCTTTGATGGTAAGCAACGTGTGTACCCAACACGCTAGATCTGATGCACCGATGCCGCGTCCGTCTGACACTCGGCGATTCTCTAAGCGTTCCCATTCGGCAATGACGAAGAGGTTTGTAGATAGTTGTTCGGTTACTTCTCCGCGCGTGACATTAAGTTTGATCTTCATGGTTCTCCTTGTGTCGGGCCTAGGACGGCCGTGATTATGGGTTAGTTGTGTCTGCGCTGTAGAGGCCACCAGTAAAGGTCAGGTCTACGGTTTGCAATTCGCCGAGCGATGCGTTGATTACTGGCAGAGATTCCAAGTAGGTGTCGGTCAATGTAAAGCCGGGGTTTGTTGCCGAGTCGACTGCGGTTGTTGGCTTGACAATAACGGTGCATTTTGTGCCTACAAGTGGGGCGAGTGTTGCGTAGGTTTCAGTCGCTGCGTAAGACATGTACATCGTGACGGTAAGTTCGTTGTTTTCTAGGCCGCCTGTGTAGGTGCGTGCTGTGGATCCGAACGCGGTGTCTTCAAGCGCTTCCACGGTGCGAGTCAATGTTGCTGCGGTGGTTTGATCTGATAGATCAACCGTTGCGATGGTAACTTTTGGATTTGAGAGGATTGTTGAGGTTGCCATGATTGCTCCTTGAGTAGTGGTTTTAGTTTGACATAGTTTTGGGCGCTAGGTGTGGATTACGCCGTTTGGACTTGGGTTGCAACAGTAAGTTCGTATGCCGGCAACATGGATCCGCCGATGTCGACGTTGGTGGGGCGGCCTGAGATGATGCCGATGTTGAGCGCGTACACCTGAGCCAGCATATTAAGGAGGGACTTCTGGGCGTCTAGGTTGCCGGGGCCGAGTGTCACGATCTGGAGTGTGAAAGTGAGTTTGGCGATGTTGTAGTTGAAGCCGTCAATTGAGTCAATGTTGACAAACACGCATGGCGGAACGATGTTGCGTGGATCGTTAACTACTTGAAGCCCTACAACGGTTTGGAGTTTGGCGACTAGGTCGTCGTAGCCCTCATTGAATAGATCGGTGTAGGTCGGGACTGGCACTAGGCCACCTGCGGACGGTCAATGCCTAAGAGTTGGCGGATCATTCCGTTAAGGCCCATGACTGGCGCGGTACCCATTGACTGGAAGGATGCGAAGGAATCCATAGATCCGCGTTGACGGTAAAGCGCTCCGCCGTACATGATCGTTCCAAGTTTGACATCCTGCGAAGGGACGGTCGTGAGAGAGTCAACATAGCCGGCTTCCATACGTCGACGCCAACAGAATTGATTGGTGCTGGCCGCGCAAATGGTTAGGAACGCGGCGTCGGCGCTTGTGGCCGTTCCTATGCCCAACCAGTCTTCAATGTCTCCTGCGCTAATCCATGTGCAAGTCGGAGTCGATGTCAGGGTTCCCGACGCGGCGGTTCGCTCGACATCGGCGGCCGTCTTTGCGTATAGGACTTGGTTGGCAATTGGTACGTTGACGTCGTAGAGCAAGTCGCCTTCGGAATCTACGCCTTCGTAAAGATATTGCGGAAGAGCGCGGATCGTGTAGGTGCCGTTAAATGTGGCGTCTACGCCTGCAACCGTAATTGACTGGCCGACCTCCAACTCCGTCGGGGTGAGAAGTTGAAGGACGGCGAAGTCGTCTATGAGGTACTTGTTGGTGACCGTATAGGTGGCCATTACTAGGGCCTACCTTCCGATTATGGGCTGACGATGATGGACTTGACTTGATCTGCGTCTGCAATGAACGTTGATACGTAGCCTGCGTACGAGAAGTTACGACCCAAAGTAGAAGGCAACTCAACGCTCATTAGGCCGCGAACTTGTTCGTAGAACTCGATGGCTTGTGCGCGTGCAACAACCATTGTGTTTGCTGCAAAGTTGTTGTCTGCAACAAGAGTCAAACCAAACGGGTTGAATGTGCTTCTTTCCGTGATGTTTGCAACGCCCATTCCGTTTACGCCCATAAGTCCTGCGGCGCCGGTGTATGGGAATACTGGTCGCTTGTCTGCGTCTAACTGGTTGCCGAGAAGCTTCCATACGTTCGGGCTGACGAAAACATGGTCTGGCAAGAAGTTTGTTGCGGTCAAGATGTCGGTTGCTGCGTCATACAATGCTGCGATTAACGTTGATGGATCGGCGGTGGCAAATGTCCATGTTGAGCCAGATGCCGATGCGCCTGCGGTAATTGCGTCGGCCGCAACGTTGTCTGATGCAATGAGGTATTCGCCGAGCAAGTCGTTGAGGATAATCTGCAACGATGCTGGATCGGTAAAGTCAACGTCCTGAATTGAGAGCGTGACTTGTCCTGCCAATGTTGTTTTGGTAATTGTGTTTGACGCAATAACCATTGTGGTTGCGGATGCGGCAGCAAGTTCGCTTGATTGTGCAGCGACGCTTGTGTGCGTGGTGATCGTTGGACGAATAAACGTCTTTGATGCTCCGCCGTTTGGCATTGCGCGTGCGCCAATTGCGTTAACAACTGGACGAATGAAGTTGAGGTCTTGGAAGACTGGCCCGAGGACTGGTACTGGCAAGAGGCCGGGAGTGTCGGTGGTGAGTACGTCACCTGCGGCGGCTTGTAGTGCAGTCTGCTTTGACTTCATAAACTCGGTTGCTGCGGCTGCAACGTTGCGGAATGTTTCTCCGCCGATGTGCATTGCTGCCATGTATTCGCCGGGGGTTGGAAGATCAAACTTGCGCTTCGGTACTGCTGGAAGAGAAGCGGTTGGGATGGTGGCTTCGATGACTGGTGCTGCTACTGATTCGGACATTGGGTTCTCCTGTTGAGGTTCTTGTTCTTCATTATTACTTATTTCTTCTTCGGGCTGGTGGATACTGGCCGCGACTTTTGTGATCTGCGCTGCGTCTCCAAATGCGCCTATAGGTACGAGCGACAATTCTTGCCAAGAAGCTTCTTCAATGATCATTGTTCCGTCTTCGTCGTAACTGAACTTAGTGGGGTTGATTCCGACTGAGACTTGGTCGATCGTGCCGTCGCTGGCCATAACAAGCGCGTCGTTGCCGAGGCTGGTGGCGCTGATGCGTGCGGTGAAAAGCATGCCTTCTGGGGTGTCTACTCGCTCTGTAACAACGCCTACCGGCTGGGATGCGTCGTGATACATAAAGAGTCTTGGCGCTTTGCCTTCGGTAGGTAGGGCGCCGGGCAATATCCGAACGGTGGTTCCATCCGAAACTGTGGCGTCAACGTTATACGGCGCCGCAATTCCCGAGATTGTTCGGCGTGGTGCGTCGCCTGCGGCGGCGTCAAGCGTAAAGTCTCCTGCAATTAGTTTGATCATCGGTTTGCTAGTCCTTCTTGAGTGTTTTCTTGGATGGTTGGTTCGTCGGCTTTGTCGGCCATGTAGTTCTCTTCCA